TTTACGACAAGCACAAACAGGTATCATAGTCATGCCTATATTGTTTAGTGAACCTGATAGATTTGGTCATGATGAATATTTCTGTGAAGCATTAGGTTACGGCACAGTTATTGCTCAAGTAGGTACGACACAAAAGAGAACTAGTAATGCAGTACCAAGAGGTGTTGCAAAGATAGGCAATCCTCTTAACTTTTTATATGAGTGGCCTGGTATGGTTGGTCCAGAATTATTTTTAAGTCAATGTGCAGCAGGTGTAGGTGTTATTAACACAGCACCAGAAATAGATGGTGTTGTAAGACGAGTGCCACTATTGATGAAGATTGGTGAGAACATATATCCTAACATGGCAATCGAAACAATTAGGGTTGCTGTAGGAGATCCTTCATATCAAGTCAAAGCAGATAACACTGGTGTGGTTGCAATGAGAGTACCAGCATATGAAACAATCAACACAGACGCAAATGCCAGAATATGGTTAAGATGGAACAAAGAGTTTAACACAATATCAGCAGCAAGTCAAGACTTTTCTGAGGCGGCAGGAACTACTGTAATTATTGCCTTGACAGCAGAGGGATTATCTGGTATAGTAGCAACACCACAAGGCGAGAAATACGACTATGTGATAAGTGCTAACTCATTACAAACAATATTAGATGGTGAGACAATAAGTCGCTATGACAATCTAATAGAATTAATACTTGCTTTTGCTGTAGGATGTGTTATAATACTATTAACAAGATATGCACCATATTGGTTAATTGGTCTAGCATTAATTGGTACCACAATTGGTATAGGTAACTATTTTACAATTGCATTTGAAACACTAGTATTAATAGATGTTACATGGATATTATTAACATTATGGGTTACTGGATTTCATGCTACATTCTTACGTTTCATATTAGAGTTTAAAGCCAAACAACAAATCAGAAAACAATTCGAGAAGTATCTAGATCCACGACAAGTGGCAATACTTGTAAAGAATCCAGAGAAATTAAAACTAGGTGGAGACAGAAAAGAGATGTCTTTCTTATTCATGGATATCGTTGGCTTCACACCTATAAGTGAATACTATAAGAACAAAGATGACCCAGAGGGGTTAGTAGAATTAATAAACGAGTTTCTAAATGAAGTCTCTAACATCATACTTAACAATGGTGGTATGATTGACAAGTTTATGGGAGATTGTGTAATGGCAATATTCAATGCACCATTAGATATTCCTAATCATGCTGAAATGGCAATCAAATCATGTCAAGAGATAGAAGAAAAAGTTAAAGAGTTAAAAGTCCTTTACAAAGAAAGAGGACTACCAGATATCAATGTTGGTACAGGTGTAAATACCGGTACTGCTATTGTGGGTAACATGGGGTCAAAAACAAGACTTGACTATTCAGTAGTAGGTGACGCTGTTAACTTAGCCGCAAGACTAGAAGCAACGGCAGGGCGACACGAACATATAGACAACAAGACTATATGGTCATCATACACACAAGAACTGTTACCAGATACATTTAAGACTAAAAGTATTGGTGAGATAAAAGTAAAAGGAAAGGAAGAACTGATACAAATATACACATTTCAATAAAAGGAGAACTTATGACGTTTACTAGGGAAGCAGCAACTATGCTACGAACATATCAAAGGGAGAAAAAAATGAAACAATTAAAGAAACAGACAAGAGCACGAAAGACAAAAAATTTATCAACTTTGACTAAAACACCTAGATATCAGACGGCGTAACGAAAAAAAGTATCGCTAAGCGACACGCTAGCAAGGAAAACACCAGGGGGGGTATATGATTGTACCCTCCTTTTTTTATGCTTTTTAGAAATCTGGAAGGGCTTCGTTATATAATGAACCATTGATGTGATTCATCATACCAATTGTTTTTTCATGATTGGTAGAACTTGTTTGTACAGAATATGTTGATTTGCTTGTAACGTTTTGTGTACTGATTGAGTTTGCACTTGCATTAACAACACCACCACTACCAGCAGTACCATCCATTTGTGTTTGTGATAATTCACCCATGTCTAGTGATAATGCTTCTTTTAATCTTGTTACATTTCTTGCGGCGTCTAAGTAAGACAGATCACCATTTGCAAGACCTAACAGATCATCACCATTACCAAATACAGCACTTTCTAATTTAGGAACAGTCTCTACTAATTTATTGACAAAGTATTCAAAGTCATCTGCTCCTTTTCTGTAATCATTATTAATAAAATCAGTTAAAGCATTTGTAGATGTAATAAATCCTGATAAACTATCAGCGTTAAAATCTTCTAATGGTTTAAGCATTTCAACCATACTATCAATAAGTGTAGGTCCTTTAGGTCCTGGTTCTGAAAAGAAACTTTTTAGATAATTAAATCCATCTTTTGCAGCACCTACTGTACCAGTGACTAATCCACCAAGTCCTTTAGACCCCATGAACGCAAGTATTGCTGGTCCTAATAATGCAAGAGGTCCTACAATTTTATCTAAATTTTGTCCATCTATTTCATTTAATTTTGCAACACCCTCAGCCATATTACCAATAAGTGCTTTAGTGCCTGAACCATCTACACCAATCACACTAGCAACTTTTGTCATTCCATCAAATGCTAAGAAGAAAGCTGCAATACCAGCACCAATTAAACCCATACCTATTGCGGCACCACCAGCTGCTCCAGGTACCATACCAAATATTGCACCTGCACCTAATAATACACCTAATGTAGATAATGCTGTTGTATCTAATGCACTTATAGCTTCACCAAAGTTTGTAATTAAAGTTTTTGCTGAACTACCATCACCCACATTCGCTGCAATAAAATCAGCTGTTGCAAATCCCATAAAGAAAGCTGCAACACCAAGAGATAATGCACCAATACCAAGAACCATTTTTGCTTGTGCGGCAGGCGTTGTAATTGCTCCAAGTAAACCACCTGCAGCTAAAAGACCTGTTAATGCAACAAGTGCCTTATCATCTAAATTACCAATGGCACTAGAAAATCCTGTCATTGCTGTTGCGATTGAGTTAAAGTCACTACCTAACCATGCCATTGTTGCGTCAGCAACTGCAAGACCTATAAACAATCCAGCGATACCTGCACCAAGTGAGGCAACAGCAAGTCCAGCTGTTAGTGGATTTTTTGCGAGTACACCTAATGCAACACCACCACCTATAAGAACACCTAATGCTGTAATTGTTGTTGCGTCTAAATCACCAATAATTTCACCTAAACTTGTGATTACTTTTTTAATACCTTCTAATCCAGTAGCGTCTGCTAATGAAGTTCCTTCTATTAAGGCGTCACCTGCTGCAAAACCTATAAACAATCCTACAATACTTGCACCCATTGCTGCGACACCTAATGCGGCTTTTAACATTGCAGATTTTCCTGCTATACCTAATACAGAACCAGCTGCAATTAATGTACCTAATGCAACTTGGGTAGATGTTGACATTTCAGCAATGAGACCATTGAAACCAACTACTACTTTTTTCATTCCTTCAAAATCAGTATCACCTCCTAGTGCTGAATACCCCTCTATGAGAGCGTCACCTGCTAATAAACCTACGAAGAAAGCAGAAATTGCAAATCCCATTGTACCAACACCTTTAGCTGCTTTAGTACCACCAACGGCACTTACAGCCATTAGTCCGCCAAGAGCGACCATTGCTTCTGGTGTTAATTCTCCTACAATTCCAGAGAAACCTTTTGCGGCTTCTTTTATTTTTGTAAAGTCTAAATCAGCGTCTAAGTAATCTAACGCTGCATTACCAGCAACAAGACCACCAAAGAAAGCAGATATTGCAACACCCATCATTGCCAGACCTTTTGCTCCAGCTAAAGCTGCGCCTGCAAGAGCACCAATACCCAACATACCCAAACCTTTACCTTTGCTAGTTTCACCACCAGCAGCACCTGCAACACCTGGCGCCGCACTATTTTGATTAAGTAATCTTAATCTTTCTTGCTCGAGCGCCATTTGCTCATTTAATTTAAATGTTCTTTCTAGTGATTCATGAATATCTGTAAGTATAGTAGCAACATTGTCTAATGAACCTAGTTGTGCTGATTCAATTTTATTTTCACCCTTACCTTCTACTTTGAATAAAGAGGCAAGACCTTGTAATGCTTCATTTGTTTTACCTTGTTGCAAACTTAAAGACTGACCAAAAGACCTATTTTGAGACTTAATAACATCTTTAAAAGCAGACGATAATTGTACAGTCTGCTCTTTAATAACCTCACGGTTATCGTTCTTATTCTCTTGTAGTCTAATGATTACGTCTTTAAAATCTGCCATAGTTTATTTCTTTTTACTTGTCATTGCTTGAGCACCAAAGAAAGCTGCAACGATACCTGCAACAGCGATAAAATATACACCTGCCATGTCACCTAGTATTTTTGCGCCTTGTTCTAGTCCAGCAATATTTGCTAAGATTACTGCTATAGGGTACATTAACATACCAGATAGTGAGTACCATGCCATAGTTCTTTGAGCGTCTCTCATAGCGTCAGCGTCTTCTAATTCTTTACGCTTAAACTCCATGTGCATTTTATGCTCTTCAGCACTTACTTTACCATCACCATTTGTATCTGCTGGGTGTGATTGTACTATTATTTTTTCTGCCTCTGCCATTTTTATCTCCTGTTCTTAGATTGTGCTTCCTTCATTCTTTTGTTTTCTTCTTTAACATGTTCATTCAACATTGTTAAATAAATCTCTCTTTCATAAGGTAACATATCTTCAATTTCAGTCAAGGACCAATGATGTAATTGTATCATTTGAAAGTTTAGCTGATAATAGGCTTCTAAATCAATGTGCGAGAGGCCTACTAAAAAAAACTTTGCATACCTTGAAGTGTAACTTTACCTTTCTTTTTTGTTTTAGGATTCGTAACACTTACAATATGTCTTAGTCTAGGCATTGTTGTAAAGAAGTTTTGAATCTTTCCAAATTGTTCTTGTGTAAGATTTTCTATAAAATCTTCCAATTCTTGTGGGTTCATATCTGTTGCTTCATATGTTTCTACACCATCTATAACTTGGTGAATACATTTTGTAGTCATTGATATAATCTCATCTGCTTTTAGATCAGTCATATTTACACCACTAAATGTTTTGATAGTAGGATAACTCATAATTACTTTTACAGTCTTTGTAAGATCAATAGTGTTATTATGGTCTTCATCTACTTCAACCTCTATTTTAGATAAGTCAACAGTCGTTTTAACTTTTGTTTCGTTATCATCTGGACAAGTGATCATAAGATCAACTTTTTCGCCTACAGATTTAGAACGTATCTTTAAGAAAAGATATTCTATATCAAATGATGGTAAATTATTAACTTTCACTTTATTAAAAGTACAATTCTCTATCACTTGAACTAAAGCGTCAGCCATTTCAGTAGCCTTACCGCTTTGTTGTGCTTGTAATAAGACTTTTTCTTCTTTAACGAGAAAAGGTCTGTATTTAATTTTATCGTCCGAACTAGGGACATTCAACTCAAATGTTTGTGTATTTAACTTTGGCAATGCCATAATATTATCTCCTTATAATTTAAAATGTAAGAGGTGGGAACACCTTCCCGCCAAATACTTTTCCAATAGGTATAGAACGTTTTAATTGTTGTGCAATTCCACGTCCTACCCTTCTTAATTCAGGCGGCAAACTACTTAAAAATCCACCTCCTGGTTTTACTGTACCTGATGATAGTCCGCCAACTTTGCCGACACTATCAACATCAAGATTGAAATTTAACCAATCTCTATATGCAAATGTAACTTGAATAGCCACATATTGATTTTGATTACCACTATCATATTGTATCTCACTTATTTGTGCTGGAAATGCCTCACGCAATCTTACACCATAAGTAGCGGCGTCTCTATCATTCATATCATCAAACTGACCAAGTTGAAATATATCTATATCTCCAATATAATCTTTGTAAAAATTAAAATGACCTGTTTGATTATTGTATATTGTTGATTGCCACATTTCAAAAAATGATCGAAGTCTTAAAAACTTATCACCAATAAATGTAGCAGTAATATCTCCATATTGTACTTGTGTTGGATATTTATATGGGGCACCAGCAATACGATATGGACTTGTATTAAATGTTCTACTAGGCATAGTAATATTAGTACACATTAATGCAGCGTCAGCGCTTAATTTATCATATTCCATATAAGCACCAGCGTCAACAAATCCTTGTTCTACAGCAACTGGATCCTCTGCTAAATCACCAACTAAAACACCTGCTTTTGCATTTGATGATGTTGCTTGCAATAATTCTTGTAACAACTGACCTTTTGGTAAGCCAATGTTAACAAGAAAACGAGTATTACGTGCTAATCCTTCACCTTTACTAATTGCTCCTCTAAAACGATTAATTGTTGTTTCAGGATTTGACCTTTGTTTTAATCTAGGATCGCCAGGTATATTATCATACTCTGTACCTCTTGGCAACCCTATTCTTATATCAAAAGGTCCTAATCTTTTTCCGCCTCTAAATATTGCCAT